CGGCAGAGTATATTAAGATAAATATTGTGACTACTGAACGAAATGGTTATCAAGGTTATCACAACCAGTTTTGTATAGATTTTGGGGAGCGGTTTTCCTCGCGTCTTCCTGAGGAATTACAAAAGAAGCTCAAGATACTTTGAATCACGTCGATCATGGTACCTGTCAGCTTCCTATGATGGAGTTAGCTGGTAAGGGCAATACTGTTATGTCTTCTGATTTGATTTTGAATACAACTAATGCTACTATTGCAAATATTTCATCTGGACTTTTGGTTCCTGATATAAAGGCTATATGGCGCCGCTTTCATGCAGTGCTAGATGTTTCTATTATTAGTGATACTAAGGATTTTACGTCATGGAAGTTTACTCCTGACCCTTTGTGGTTGAATATGATTTCTGAGTATAGTCCTGAAGAAGGTCACATTTGTGATGTTATTGATTATAGGCAATTAGTTGATAAAATTGCTGATGAGATATATTTTCGTAAACATGGTTATAGTATGGCGTCCAAATTGGATGCTGTTTCTTACGAAGATCTCGATGTTGCTTTTAGTGGTTTAAATTTTGAATCAGAACCTAGTTACTTTGAACCGCCGCGTAGAAAGATTGACGAAGAGATTGAAATGTATAAGCGTCGGTGCCCTCACAGTGCCGTTATTTCTATGCCACGTGATGGTTCGTGTTTGATTCATACTTTGGAGGCATTCGATCCCAAGTTTGATCTTCTTGTTTTTGAAAAGATAACTGGTTGGACTGCAGGGTTTGACTGGCCCAATGTTCATCATTTGATGGATTATTGTTGCTATATGGGTCATTCTTTGATTATTCATACGGCAACCTCCGATGTTGTGTCTAACGTTGGTTCTAATGGCACTTTGCATGTAGGTTTGTGGGGTGCCGTGGTTGATCAAAATTTTGGTCATTTTGATTTAGTTGTTGTTCGTGGTTCTCCGCGTGTTGTTGAAAGTCAAGGTTTCATTTCTTTTTATTTGGGACTTGATTCTCCTGCTATGCAGTGGTTGTATAACAATAATCGTCGTGTTTACGACTTGTTTGGGGATAACGATGTTACTGTTGATCAGTTGTTTCTTCTTACTCAAGTTGGAGGGAAGAGTGCTCTTACACCTAATCAGATTAGTCGTTTACAGATTGTTTTGACACAGTTTGATTTTTCTGATGAACAAGAATTGGAGTTTTTTCGAAGTATTTATACTCGCAATTGTTTGGATCCTGTTGTAGATGACGATTTGCCTGTTGCTGAGCGTATTAAGCGTCTTGCGTTGGATTGGTCTGCTTATCTTTCTTTACGCCTTACTCCTCTGTTTGGCGCTATAACTGGTAGTTCCTATTTTTCAGTTACTGTTGGAATTGCTATTAGTGCAAGTTTAATGATTCTTGTATGTACTATTTCTTTGGCTGTTTTTAAAAGTTTGTGGCGGTTTGTTTATCCAAAACCCCTGAAGATGATTAAGAATCAGACAGAAAAGAAGAATGGAAAGCGTACTGGAAGAGGAATGGCCAATATAATAAAGTGTTTGATTCTAAAATTTTTCGTAATTATGGTCAACCTCAGGATGATTTTGAACATCAAGATCAGCGCGCAGATGTTTGGCGAATTATTGGGTCCCAGGTGTGTGTTATTCACGTTTTTGGCCCTAATGGTTTTGTTGCTCGGAGTCATGCTCTTATTGCTGACACTGGTATTTTGTATGTTAATAAGCATACCGTGCGTTATCCCGGTCTTCATAAGTTGTTGTTAGCTCAAGTTGGTAGTGCCACCACTCGAACTATTACGTGGTCTGATTGTACTATTGTGTTGTTACCTGATGGTGATAAGCGAGATCTTGTTGCAATCTTTTTACCTGAGTATGTTTCAACTCAGGCAAGAAATTTGAGTAGTTATATGATTACGCGGCCCCAGATGAAAGCTTTGGACAACATTTATGTTAGTATGGGGCTTGTTTCTGAAGAAAAAGGTGTGTTGAGTTTTACATTTGGTGCTGGTGGTCCAGCTTGTTTTTACCCACCGCCCTTGAAGAGTGAAGCAGGTGAGTTTTGTGATCATATGGCTGTTGGTAATATGAAGCCTCAATCTGGTGATTGTATGCTTCCTTATGCCTCTGCCAATACTGGTGAGATGCATCTTTTGGGTGGTCATTCTGCATTGGGTCAAGGAAATTGTGCGTTTTTTGTTCCATTTTATCGCGGTGACGTTGAGTATTTTCGTGCTCAAATGAAAGTAAAGTCCTTGGCTATGCAAAATGATAAGCGTTTTATTATTGAATCAGTTGAAGCTGATCTTCCT